TTACAGATTGCGATCCAGCGTAATAAAGACCTGCCCTAACGCCGTGACTTCTTCCACGCCGCATTCGAAATGGCTGTCCTGCCGCGTCACTTTGATGCGATTTCCCGGGATACGCGCCACGTCATAGACATCCACATCACCATCGATATTCAAAAGCCAGCGCCCGTTTCCCGGAATTGTGCTGCCTAAATCGATGATCCAGGAGTGATTGCCTTTAACAATGTAAGCCGGTTCAGCCAGAGAACCGTCCAGTAAAGAAGGATCGGCTACCCATACGCCTTCCTCTTCCAGCGCACCACCTCGCAATCTCAACTTTTTAAGCTGAAGCACACTTGCAGAAGCTGATGATCCTGCGGACGGCGCATCCTGCATATTCCCTTTGCCCGTTGCAAGCCAGCGCAGTGAAACACCGGTATCCAGCGCACAGGCGACAACCACGTCACCGGGAAAATAATCTCTTCTTACCCAGGTACTTATCGTTCCAGAGGATAACCCATACAGATCACCAAGTTCTTTCTGCATGCTAAAGCCGTAAGCCTGAAGCATACGCGTCAGAACGGCTTTTCCACCTTCGAGTTCATCTAATTGCATCTGGCGAAAACCCCTGGACCTGTAAATATCATCTTGACAACTTGCAAATGCAAGCTTAGATTGATTATGTAATGTACCAATAGAGAGCCATGATACCAAATTTACGGCGCAGTGGAGAATCCTCAATGCGTTCCTGAAGCAACAGGCGGCAAAGAGAGGAGGATCTCTTGCTCACGGAATGGGTCATTGAGGAGGGGTTATGTTTTTAGGCACAGAGCAGCAGCGGCTGACAGGCTTGCGCCAGATCGCGTATTTAAAGGAAACCTATTTTTCTGACAGTAAAAATAAACTGGAAACAATTTTTGATCAGACTTCGGACAAATTGAAAACCACATTATGTTTCCATGCCGGACTTAAGCGCCGTCATACCTTATTAACGTATTCAGAATTAAAACCCGAGGAGCAATTAAAAATTGCTCATGCCATATTATCCCTGCGCCATTTTACCGCGCGATATACAGGAGAATTTTGCTGATGGCTGACTGGATGGATGAATCCCAGGAATATCAGTTAACTGTTTTACAGGAACAAATCGCCCGCGCAACCCGCACGACAAGCGCCCCGTCTGCATACTTCTGTGAGGATTGCGAGTGTGTCATTCCGGAAAAGCGCAGAAAGATTATTCCGGGCGTTCAGCGTTGTATTGAGTGTCAGGAGATTAATGAGCTCAGGAAAAAGAATTACCGCCCTGTATAAGTCACTTTTCTTTTTCAGTTTTTAATAAGTTCATTCTGGAAATATTCCTTTTCCGGGAAGGCATGTTGCTGCCTTTTTTCTGCAAAACCGTTTGGGGAAATAGTTTATGAAAATTAATCTGTCGGAGATAACGTCATCTTCTGCGTTCGCTCCCCTGGCCGGAAAAAATGAAGCCGGTCCGTGGTGGTGGAATGCGCCGCGCCCGGCAATAAGCAGCCCGTTGGAAAAACCGCTGAGCCGTGATTTTTGTCAGCGCCAGCAGGCGGCACTTTCTCAGATTGCCGCCCTTCCGCGCTGCCTGCGCGCACCCCTGCATAAGCGGTATCAATTTTTACTGGAGACAAAGGGCGTGCGTCCGGCATTTCATTTCCTGATGACCGTGTTTGTACAACGATTATGGCCGCGAATTCAGCGGGTCAGCGCGCGTCACAGGCTTTACCGCAAGTATTCGGAAAAACTGCTGACGGAAGAGGAAACCTTCAACCGCCTGCCCGATCTTAATGATGATGCGCTGAAGCGGCTGGCAAACACTCTGGCCATTCATATGCAGGATGCTTACGAACATCATTGCGAACGCTGGCTGGAACAGATGCCTGAACCGGACGTTTTACTGCAAGACAGCACGCAGCGTGAGATTTTCGGGCATCTGTCGGCGATGGCGCGTTCCGTTCGCGTTCAGCCACTGTACTGGAATGCATGGCAAAAAGGCCGGATGACCGCGCAGGCGGCGGTCGCCAGTATTTCGCGGCTGGTCAGCGGTGAATGGTGGGAAAGGCAACTGCGTTCACAGCAACGTCTGTGGCGCGAAGCGCTGATGATCGCCTGCGGTTATGTAAACCGGTCTGCTTCGCCTTATGCCAGCAAAAATGCCATCCGTGATGTGGTTTCCCGCCGCCTCTCCACGTTCAGTTACCTGAAGCAGTGTGAGCTGGAAAACGTCGAATCCGGTGACAGACTGAGCCTGCTGGATACCGTTTTAGCCAGCGTTTCGAACCCTAAACTGCGGCGCATGGAATTAATGACGCTGATTGCCGGCGTCGAAGATGTTGCCTGTCAGCAGCAGGATCGGGGCCTGTTCATCACCCTGACGACGCCGTCAAAATACCATCCGATGAAAACTTACAGCCCGCATTCAGCCCCGACGTTCAATCCCAAATGGAATCACCACGCTTTTACGCCTAAAAATGCGCAAAGATACCTGGTCGCCGTCTGGGCAAAAATCCGCACCACGTTTAAAGATAAAGGCCTGAAAGTCTACGGAGTTCGCGTAGTTGAGCCCCATCACGACGGAACGCCACACTGGCATATGATGCTGTTCACGCCGCCTGAACAGCAGCAAAAAGTGATCGACGTGATGCGCCGTTACGCGCTTGAAGACGATCCCGATGAACCCGGCGCAGCGGAATCCCGCTTTCACTGCAAACCGCTCAACCGCGGAGGCGCTGCCGGGTACATCGCCAAATATGTCGCTAAAAATATCGATGGCTACGCGCTCGAAGGCGAAACCGACCATGATTCTGGCCGGTTGCTGACCGACGTCGCCACCGCCGTCACCGCCTGGGCATCGACCTGGCGGATCCCGCAGTTTCACGCCATTGGCATCCCTTCTGTCGGTGCCTGGCGCGAGTGCCGACGCATCAGAAACCAGAGCCTCGCCAGCCGGTTTGACGAACGCGTTGAAGAAGTTCGCAGCTCGGCGGATCAGGGAAGCTTTTCCCGTTACATTCAGGCGCAGGGTGGCATTCATATCCGGCGAAAAGATCAGACCGTGCGCGTTGCCCGCAAGATCAGTGAACAGCTCAACGCTTACTATGAACCGAGACAAAAAGTCATCGGCATTTATGCGCCGCATATCGGCGAGTCGCAGATATTCCTGACGCATACCGAACAATGGCGCATTGTCCGTTTGCGCCAGCCACGCCCTGAAATCCCGCCTTTTACTCACCTTGGAGTTCTGTCAATAACTGTGGATCGGTTTCCTTGCCGGGATTGCTGAAATCCATACAAAAACCGCGCCAATAAAAATTTCCGCATTAATTCAATGAATTATATTTTTTAAAATGCTCTGAGTGTTGACGTATTAGATTAATTAAAGAATACTGTATATAAACACAGTATCTGGCGAGGGGAGAAAATGGAAAACCTGACTAAACAACAGCTAACGTTGTCCAGGATACAATTGATCGCAGACATTTCGCAGACAGCGCAATGCAATCCAAAAGAATTTCTTGTCGTGATGTCACTGATTTCTGAACTGGCTGGCCAGGCTCTGACCGGTGAGGATCAGGACGCGCTCTGTTACCACGGGAGCGCAGACGAAGCACACTGAAAACCTGATCTGCGGGCGGTATTTTCCTGTTGTGGCGCTTACTCCTCCGGCTTCTGTTCGGGCTAAGCGCCCCGCCATTTCTCCCTCTTCAATTCCCTGTTGTGCCACACTTTTAACAACCCTCTCAGATTGCTGCCTCCGGCCATATTCCGCAGACTGATTCCACCTCCTGACGATTTCACTCACTTGCGGAGAAAACCGATGAAACTCTATGCAGAACAGGGCGATACCCTCGATTCCATGTGCTGGCGTTATTACGGCCGCACCGCGGTTGTCGTGGAAAAAGTGTACGCCGCCAATAAAGGCATTGCGGACTTAGGCCCGTTATTGCCTCACGGCACCGCCGTTGAAATGCCTGATATCGCTGAACAACCGGTTCAGGAAGCGATCAAGTTATGGGACTGAATACTGAACGCATCAGCTCGGCCTGCGCCTATTTCATTGCCACGTCGCTGACCTGGCTGGCGGGCCTGACATCGCAGGATGTGGCCTTTTTAGTCGGATCCGGCGTGGGCGTCGGGACTTTTCTCGTCAACTGGTATTACCGGCGTAAAAGCTTCCAGCTTCTGGCGCGCAGCAACCTGAATCCGAACACCTATGAAGACCTCAACTCTTAAGCGGTGCAGCGCCGCCGCGGTTCTGGCGCTGATGGCGGCGCTGCCCGGTTATCACGTCTTACAGGTTTCAGATGAAGGGCTTCGGCTGATTACTGACTTTGAAGGCTGCCAGCTTCAACCCTATCAGTGCAGCGCGGGCGTCTGGACCAGCGGCATTGGCCATACTGCAGGCGTGGTCCCCGGAAAAGCGATCACCGAGCATCAGGCGGCTGAAAACCTGCTTCAGGATATTGAGCAAACCGAGCGCGCCGTTAAAAAGTGCATGCCCGCCGACATGCCACAGCCGGTCTTTGATGCCGTGGTGTCATTTAGTTTTAACGTCGGTACCGGCGCGGCTTGCAAATCCACGCTGGCGTATTTCATCAACAAACAACAATGGCGGCAGGCCTGCGGGCAACTTCCTCGCTGGGTTTATGTGAAAGGCCAGCGCAGCAGCGGGCTGGAACGCCGGAGAAACGCCGAATTCAGCGTTTGCCTGAAGGGAATTGAATGAAAGCAATGCTGGCACTTCTGGCAGGAATGGCCCTGTTAATTCTCATCCTGCTGCTTTCCAACCGTTCACTACAGCACGACCTCAACAACGCCGTTCAGCAGCGCGACGCGCTGACCGCGCAATTACACCAGCGGGATCAACTGATTACAGAGCTGAATCAGCAAATGCAGCAACGCGCGGAAGCCGAACTGGCGTTACGTCAGGACCTGAGCACCGCCGCGCAGGTGATGCAGTCCCGGGAACAGGAACGGCAAAGGAGCCTTCATGACAATCCGCAATCGCGCCGGTGGGCTGATGCTGAGCTGCCTGCTGACGTTAGCCGGCTGCACGACCGGCCAGCCTTCAGCTCCGCCAGCGATTATTTACGTTGGCTGTCCGGCGGTCAGTTCCTGTCCGGTTCCGTCCAGCCATCCGCGCACTAACGCGGCACTGAGCGCCGATATTCTCCAGCTGGAATCCGCCCTGCTGAGCTGCGGCCTGCAGATTGAGACCATCAAAAAGTGTCAGGAGGCACAACATGCAAAAACCACTACAGCTAAAACAACGGCTGATTGAGCAAATCCCCTTTTTCCAATCCGCTCCTGAAAAGCTGGTGATGGCCACCGGCGCGGGAAATGTCGTCGCCACCTCGGCCTCTTCACTTTCTTTCGAATATCGCTATCCGCTGACGTTAAGCGTCAGCAACGACAACGCGCCCGATGAAAGTCTGACTGACCAGATGGTGGTCGCCATCCTCGACTGGCTCCGGGTCAATCAGCCTGAGATTCTCGACAACGCAACGCACCGGCTGACCGATTTTGCTTTTGTGCAGCCGGGCGCAGCGCTGTCATTCACGCTGCAACTCACTGAGCGGGTTCAGGTCGCCGACGAAAATGGCGTACGGACGATCACTCACCTGCCGGAACCGCCGCTGCCGGAGAACGTCGCGCTGCCGCGCCAGGTTTATCTCAACGGAGAACTGATCAGCAGCTGGACCGAATAACCCGATAACAACTGTTGTGCCATCGGCTGGCAGACGGCCATCAGTTGTCGCTCAACCCTGTGAAACGGCATCCTTTATCCCATGAATACAAACTTTCAACTCAACGACATCATGCGCCTGATTGGCAATCTGGTACGCATCGGAACGGTGTCAGAACTGGATTTACCCAACGCCCGCTGCCGCGTCACGACCGGAAGCAACGTGACGGCGTGGTTGCCGTGGATGACACACCGCGCAGGCCGAACCCGCAGCTGGTGGGCGCCCTCTCCGGGCGAACAGGTTTTACTGCTGTCGATGGGCGGCGAGCTCAATACCGCTTTCGTCTTACCGGCCGTGTTTTCCAATGCCTCACCAGCGCCGTCAGCTTCGGCGGATGCCCTGCATCTGGCATTTCCGGACGGCGCAATTTTCGAGTACGAACCGGCGAACGGTGCCCTGAAAGTCAGCGGCATTAAAACGGCGGTGATCGACGCGTCGGAGCAGGTTGATGTCACCGCGCCGGAAATCCGCTGCACGGCCAGCATGCGCATCACGCTGGATACGCCGGAAGTCGTCTGCACCCGCAAACTGACCACCGGCTCTCTTGAAGTTAAACAAGGCGGCACGCTGACCGGCAATTTAACCCACAGCGGCGGAAGCCTGACGTCCAACGGCATCGTGGTACATACCCATCGCCACAGCGGCGTACAGACTGGCGGCGGTCAAACCGGAGGCCCGCAATGAGTAATCCAAAGTACCTGGGAATGAACAAAAACAGCGGCACGGCGATTAAAGATTTCGATCATATCCGCCAGTCCGTCAGCGACATTTTGAACACACCGGCCGGTTCCAGAGTGATGCGCCGGAACTACGGTTCGCTGCTTTCATCGCTCATCGATCAGCCGCAAAACGACGCACTGCGGCTGCAAATGATGGCGATCTGCTACACCGCTTTGTTGCACTGGGAACCGCGTATTTCACTCTCGGCCATTACTTTTGACACCGGTTACACCGGCAAAATGGTCGTGGAACTGACCGGAAACCGTAGCGATACGGCAACCGATTTCTCTCTCAATATTCCTGTGAGCTGACACTATGGCAACGATCGATTTGAGCCAGTTACCGGCCCCCGATGTGGTCGAAAAACTGGATTATGAAAGCCTGTTTGAAGAACGTAAAACCACGCTGATTTCGCTGTATCCCGCCGATCAGCAGGAAGCCATCAGCCGCACGCTGACGCTCGAATCCGAGCCGCTGGTCAAACTCCTACAGGAGAATGCCTACCGCGAACTGATCCTGCGCCAGCGGGTAAACGAAGCCGCCCGCGCGGTGATGGTAGCGTATGCCACAGACAGCGATCTGGATCAGCTGGCAGCTAACTTTAACGTTCAGCGCCTGATTTTACAGGCGGCGGATAACACCACGATCCCTTCAATGCCTGCCATTATGGAAACCGATAGCGATTTACGTATGCGCATTCCACAGGCATTCGAAGGGCTAAGCGTGGCAGGACCGACAGGGGCTTATGAATATCATGCACGTTCTGCTGACGGGCGGGTGGCGGATGCCTCAGCCATCAGCCCCTCGCCTTCACAGGTTACGGTGACTATTTTATCCCGTGATAACAACGGTTCCGCATCTGATGATTTATTGCAGACCGTAGAGAAGGCACTGAACGATGAAGATGTAAGACCCGTCGCTGATCGCGTTACGGTTCAGGCAGCAGAAATAGTTCCTTATCATATTGATGCCGTACTTTACGTCCTGCCCACACCTGAGATTGAACCCGTTCGCGCGGCCTCAGAAGCACAGCTGAAAACCTACATTAATATGCAAAGTCGTTTGGGCCGGGACATCAGGCTTTCAGCAATTTATGCCGCTTTGCACGTTGAAGGTGTTCAGCGAGTTGAACTGTCATCTCCGCTGGCTGACATCGTGCTTGATAAAACTCAGGCGTCGCTTTGTACCTCTTATTCGCTCACGGTAGGAGGATCCGATGAATGACCGACTCCTGCCCTCCGGCTCAACTCAGCTGGAAATTGCGGCAGCACAGGCACTATCGAAAACAGGGGAAATCCCTGTCCCTCTGCGACAACTCTGGGATCCCAATATCTGCCCGCTCACATTGCTGCCCTATCTCGCCTGGGCTTTTTCGGTCGACCGTTGGGATGAAAACTGGACAGAAGCCGCAAAACGGTCTGCCGTCCGCGCGGCCTGGTTTGTCCATAAACATAAAGGCACCGTTGGCGCTCTGAGACGAGTTGTTGAACCGCTAGGCTATTTAATCCGGGTGACGGAATGGTGGCAGACCAACGATGTGCCCGGTACGTTCCGGATTGATGTGGGTGTCCTTGAAACAGGTATCACGGAAGAAATGTATCAGGAACTCGAGCGGCTTATTGCAGATGCCAAACCGTGCAGCCGCCATCTGATTGGGCTATCAATCAATCTGGATGTGGCGGGTGATTCTTATATCGCGGCTGCGACTTACGATGGAGAAGAACTGACCGTTTACCCTTATTTCCCTGAAACCATTACCGCATCCGGATCGCTTTTTACCGGTTCAGCCATTCATTTAATCGACAACCTGAGAGTTAATTATGACAGCTAAATATTATGCGTTGCTGACCAATCTGGGTGCAGCGAAACTGGCTAATGCTACAGCGCTTGGAACGCGACTCAGCCTGACACAAATGGCGGTGGGAGACGGCGGTGGTGTATTGCCAACCCCCGATCCGGCACAAACAAAATTGATCGGCGAAAAACGTCGCGCCTCACTCAATTCCCTTAGCGTTGATCCGGAAAATACTAACCAGATCATTGCTGAACAGATCATTCCCGAAGATCAGGGGGGATTCTGGATCCGTGAAATTGGCTTATTCGATCAGGACAATACTCTCATCGCCATTGCTAATTGCCCGGAAACGTATAAACCACAGTTGCAGGAAGGCAGCGGCCGAACTCAAACTGTCCGCATGATTCTGGTGGTAAACAGCACAGACGCAGTGACACTAAAAATTGACCCCTCTGTGGTTCTGGCAACGCGCAAATATGTTGATGATAAAGTCATTGAAGTAAAAGCCTATGTAGACGATCTGATGGCGAAGCATGTGGCGGCAGCGAATCCACATCCACAATACGACCTTCCTGTGGGTATTCCGCTTCCCTGGCCCACAGCCTACCCCCCCCGCTGGCTGGTTGAAATGTAATGGCACTGCGTTTGATAAAACAAAATATCCAAAACTTGCTGCGGTTTACCCACTGGGTTTGTTGCCTGATTTGCGAGGCGAGTTTATTCGTGGTTGGGATGATGGGCGGGGAATTGATGCAGGGCGATTAATGTATAGCGCCCAAGACCATTCTATTATCGCTCATACACATAATGCTCCGACATCTGATGGTTCGGCGGTCAACTCAGGCTTAATTGAAGTTCCAGGCCATTTATCAAATAATAGTTTTTCTGGGTACGACTATTCTCCACCAGTGCCAACATCCTCCACCGGTGGTAATGAAACGCGCCCTCGAAACATAGCGTTTAACTATATTGTTCGTGCAGCCTAATAGTTATCTCCAGTTCAAAGCCCCCAAGTTCGGGGGCTTTTTTATTTCTTTGATTTGAACAAATTCCCCGCTCTGTTGTGCCACTCCTCCCACGCCTGCCATCGAATGCGCTTTCTTTTGTGAACCGGCATCCTTGCTTCACCACCCACAACAGAGAGAGTCGACCTGATGGCTGATTATCATCACGGCGTACGCGTCGTCGAAATCAACGACGGCACCCGCGTTATTTCCACCGTTTCAACAGCAATTATCGGCATGGTGTGTACCGCAGAAGATGCGGATGCCACTGTATTTCCCCTCAACACGCCGGTTCTGATCACCGACGTTCTGGCCGCCAGCGGTAAAGCGGGCACTTCCGGTACGCTGCGTGCAGCACTGCTGGCGATTGCCGATCAATGTAAACCGGTCACCGTCGTGGTTCGCGTCGCGACAGGTGAAGACGAAGCAGAAACGACCACCAATATTATCGGCGGTTCCGATGCCAACGGCCGCTACACCGGCATGAAAGCGCTGCTTTCCGCACAGGCAGAACTCGGCGTGAAACCGCGTATTTTGGGCGTTCCGGGGCTGGATAATCAGGCCGTTGCCACGGCACTGGCAGGCGTTTGCCAGCAGCTGCGCGCTTTTGGCTATGTCGGCGTGTATGGCGCAAAAACTATTTCCGATGCCATCAAGTATCGCGATAACTTCAGCCAGCGCGAGCTGATGCTGATCTGGCCTGATTTCGTAAACTGGAATACTGCCACAAGCCAGCCTGACGTTGCTTATGCCACCGCCAGAGCCCTGGGCCTGCGCGCCAAAATTGACCAGGAAACCGGCTGGCACAAAACGTTATCCAACGTGGGCGTCAACGGTGTTACCGGCCTTTCTGCCAGCGTCTTCTGGGATTTGCAGGCTAGCGGCACTGATGCCGATCTGCTGAACGAAGCCTGCGTCACCACGCTGGTGCGCAAAGACGGCTTCCGTTTCTGGGGCAACCGTACCTGTAGCGATGACACCCTGTTCCTGTTCGAGAACTACACCCGCACCGCGCAGGTTCTGGCCGATACCATGGCCGAAGCGCACATGTGGGCAGTCGATAAACCGATGACCCCGACGCTGGTCCGCGACATGATCGATGGCATCAAAGCCAAAATGCGTGAAATGAAATCAGCGGGTTACATCATCGACGGCGACTGCTGGTACGACGAAACGGCAAACACCGCTGAAACCCTGAAAGCCGGCAAATTGTATATCGATTACGACTACACCCCGGTTCCTCCACTGGAAGATCTGACCCTGCGCCAGCGCATTACCGACTCTTATCTGGTGAATTTCGCCGCGTCCGTAAACAGCTAAGGAGACAATAACTCATGGCACTTCCTAAGAAATTGAAATACCTGAACCTGTTCAACGACGGGAACAGCTATCTGGGCCTGGTCTCTTCCCTGACCCTGCCGAAACTGACCCGCAAACTGGAGAATTATCGCGGCGGCGGCATGAGCGGTTCGGTCGCCGTGGACTTCGGTCTGGACGACGACGCGCTGACGCTGGAATGGTCTATCGGCGGACTGGATGAACTGGTTTTACAGCAATGGGGCAGCACGTCGGATATCCCGCTGCGCTTTGCCGGTTCCCTGCAACGTGACGACACCGGCGACGTTTCGGCGGTTGAAGTGATGATGCGTGGCCGCCACAAAGAGTTTGATTTCGGCGAATACAAACAGGGCGAAGACACTGAAACCAAAGTCACCACGCAGTGTACTTACTTCAAGCTGACCATCGACGGCAAAGAGCTGATTGAGATCGACACCGTCAATATGGTGGAAATCGTCAATGGCGTTGACCGCCTGGCGGAACACCGCACCGCGCTCGGCCTGTAATTCCCTTCCCTGCGCCGGCAGAACCTTGCCGGCTTCCACTCCTTCAACAGGAAAACTCATGAGCCAGACTGAAAACAACACCGTCATTTTGGATGTTCCGCTAAAACGCGGTGAAACCGAAATCACCGAAATCCAGGTCACTAAACCGACCGCGGGCAGCCTGCGCGGCATCGGCCTTGCGGCACTGGCCAATGCAGATGTTGACGCATTAATCACTATTTTGCCGCGCATCACGATGCCCAATCTGACCAAAGAAGAGTGCACGCGCCTTGAATTGCCGGACCTGATTGCGCTGGCAGGCAAGGTGATTGGTTTTTATCACCGAAACCGGAGGCGTAAAAATCGCGCCCCGCCTCACCGTCGATGATCTGATGGCAGACATCGCGGTGATCTTCCACTGGCCGCCGTCCGAAATGGGCGGCATGTCGCTGACGGAGCTCCTGAACTGGCGGCATAAGGCTTTGCAACGCAGCGGAGTAAAAACTGATGAGTAATCTCGAACAATTACCCACGACGCTGGGAAAAATGAACGACGAGCTGGCGTCGCTGCGCAAGGCGACGGCCAATGTCTGGCAAACCTACACGACCGTGCCCGACAAGAATTTATTCACCACGATGTCGCAAGATATCACTGGTGCTTCTTTATCGCTCCGCCAGTCCGTTTTCGCACCGGATAAAGCCACGGAAAAACAGGCCTATCGCGGCGTAAAAACAGCTGCAAAAGAACAGTCCAGGGAACAGCGCCGGACAGTTATCGAACAAAAAGGGCTGGAAATCGGGCAGCAATACAAGAAGCGTGAACAGCAAACCGGGCAGCTCAAAAGCGCGGCTTCGTCAGCCCTCGCTTTTGCACAGCCGAAACTCGAGCTGGCTAAAAGCGTTCTCAAACCCGGCGCAGATTTTGAGGCCGGGCTTTCCGAAGTACAGTCTCTGCTCCGGCTGAAAAACGACGATCCGCGCGTTGCTGCGCTGCGCCAGCAGGGGCTTTCCATGGCGGCCTCCGGCCATGCGCCTTCTGAAGTCGTGGCGAAACAAAAAGACCTGGCTGCAAAAGGCATGAATGCCGATCAGGTTCTGGCACAAACGCCTGGCGAACTGAATGGCGCCACGCCTGAGGCAAAAATGGTCGTGACGGTGAAAGGCGACAATCTGGATGGCGACGTCAAAAAGCTGTTCGCAGGCTGGGACACGCTGCGCATCAATCTGTTCGAAGGTCAGAATTCTGCGCTGCGCGAGCTGACGCAGACGGCTGCCGGGTGGCTAACCACGCTCAATACCTGGATCACTGATAATCCGCAGCTGGTGAGTTCACTTCTCGGGCTGGCATTAGGGGTCACCGGAATTATCGGCGGATTAGGCTCAATGGGTGCGATCATTGCGCCGGTTCTGAGTGGTGTAAATATGTTGATCGCCGGTGCCAGTCTGCTGGGCACTATTTTTACCGGCGTCGGGAGTGCCATTGCAGCCGCCTTTGCAGCCATCGGGATCCCGCTTCTACCGGTCATCGTACTGATTGCCGGTATTGGCTTAGCCGTGGTCAAACTCTGGGAGCCGATCAGCGCCCTTATTGGCGGCATAATTGAAGGCTTTAATTCAGTGAAGGGGCCGGTCAGCGATGCGTTTGCGCCTTTCAAGGGCGCTCTGGACTGGATCACGGATTTGTTCGAACCGATAAAATTTAGTCAGGACGAACTGAGCCGCTATACCAATATTGGCAAAGATATCGGCATTGCCATCGGTGAAGTCTTTGTCATGCTGAACAACGCGGTTTCCAGGATAGGCGAGTTCTTCATCTGGGCCAAAAAAGGATGGGATTCCATTTTCGGCGGCGACGAACCTGGCGCAGCACCGGATATTTCAAGGCCACAGGTGGAGAGCATTCCCCCTACAGGCGTCGTTCTGAGCATGTATCAGCCGGCCAAAAACAGCGTGGCGAATAACCTGACCGACAACCGCGCAACCACCGTCAATGTCAGTTTCACCGCTACGCCGGACACCGATCAGAATCAAATTCGCGAGCTTATCGCAAACACCATGAACGAGCGGGAATGGAACGCCACCAACGCCGGATACAGCCAGTTTACTAACGGAGGGTTTTACGGATGATGATGTCACTGGGTTTGTTCGTTTTTAAATTAAACACCCTTCCCTATCAGACGCTTGGCCGGATTGTGAATTACAACTGGCAGGAAAATACCCGTATCGGACAACGTCCGGTGTCCCAGTTTCTGGGGCTGGGGAAGGAGTCGGTGAAACTCAGCGGGCTGCTTTTGCCGGAAGTCACCGGTGGAATAAGCTATTTGCAAACTTTAGAAGCCATGGCCGAGTCCGGGCGGGCATGGCCTTTAATCGAAGGCAGCGGAACCATCTACGGCATGTTTATCATCGAGAGCATGACACACGATAACACCCAGATTAATTCGAACGGCCAGGCACGGAGCATCAATTTTTCGGTTAATTTAAAACGCGTCGATGAATCTCAGGCGGCCATGTTTGGCGATCTGCTGGCTCAGGCTGAAGGGCTTTTTAACAAGGCCAGTTCGGCAGTCAGCAACTTCGTTCACGGAGTCTGACTATGATTACCGATTATCAGTTACCGGCTGGCGCGCGCATTGCGCCGTCGTTTACCCTGACAGTAAAAAATAAAGTCCTGGAAGAGAATATCTCAAGCCGCATCATCAGGTTATCGGTGAAGGATAACAGCGGTTTTGAGGCAGATACTCTGGACCTGACTTTCGACGACAGCGATGGCCGATTGCAGATGCCCGCACGGGGAACCGTTTTGCATTTGCATCTGGGGTGGTCGAAGCTGGCGTTATACGACTGCGGCTATTTTATTGTCGACACGGTGAAGTATTCCGGCGCGCCGGACATCATCACTGTAACCGCTCGCAGTGCGGATTTTCGGGGTTCTTTTTCGACCAAACTCAGCCAGTCTTATGACGATTACACGCTGGGGGCAATTGTCCGCATCATTTCCGCACGCAATCAATACCCTCTTCCGGTGATCCCGGCGGATCTTGATAGCATCAAAATTTCGCACATCGATCAGACTAACGAAGCCGACAGCTATTTCCTGACAAGACTGGCGCAAAGCTACGGTGCTGAGGTGACAGTCAAGAACGGCGCAATCATTTTCTATAAAGCCAGCGTCGGACGTACCGCGTCCGGCCAGGCTTTGCCGTGGAGAACCATTGAGCGCAGCGACGGGGATAAATACCTCTTTTCCCTGCCGGATAAACAGGCCTATGACGGCGTGAAGGCGCAATGGCATGACGTCAAAACGGCGACCACCAGCAACGTCGACCTCAAACGTAAAGCCAGTCAGGATAAAGAAACCGTCGGGGCTAGTTATACGGCTGGCTCAGGGCAAAATATTCTCCAACTGGATAAAATTTACCCTGACAAAGAAACCGCAAAACGGGCTGCAGATTCTGTGTTTAACCAAATCCAGAATGACGCTGCGACCTTCACTATCCGCCTGGCGCTTGGACGTGCAGATCTGAGCGCACAAACACCGGTTAATGTGAAAGGTTTCAAGGATGTGATTGATGGTACGCGTTGGATTATTGATTCCGCACAGCATGAAATCAATACCAACGGATTTACCACAACATTGAATTTAAAGTTATATATTGCAAATATCACTTACCAATCTTCAATATCACAACTATAACTTGCTTTTGCGAGTTATAGATTTCATAATGACTCCATCGCTTACCTGTCATGCCGGAGGTTTTTATGATGCATTGCCCGCTGTGTGGAAAAGTCGCTCATACCCGTTCAAGCCGCTATCTGAGTGAATCAACCAAAGAACGTTATCATCAGTGCCAGAATATTGAATGCAGCTGCACGTTTGCCACCCACGAATCCGTCGCCCGGGTCATCTCAAAACCCGGCAGCCAGCGCCCTGCTGCGTAG